TTAGGATATATTTTAGGAACTATTCATTTTATTTCAACTATTTTTATTTTTATTTGTGTTTTTGTTTCTCATACAATTTATCCAGTATTTTGGTTCCAATGTCTAATATTTATTTTATTATTTTTAATATGGATACAACATGTATTTTTAAAAGTTTGTGTAGTTGTTGTAGCTGAAATAGGGCTGACTCAAACTCATTCTCCATATCATGAGATCATGGGAGGTGTATTACATAATTTTTTTAATATAGAAATGACTGATTTTGTTACATATTTACTAGTAGCAGAAACAGTTTGGGTTGCTTGTTTTGGACTTGAGCTTGTTTCTATAATTTCTTTACATTTTCAAAAACATTTAACTGGTTGAACAAGGCATTAAACATAGCTTAATGTCTCCCAAATTCGCAACTACATAACGAATCATCAAAAACCAATCGTTCTTCATATGAATTTCTAAATTGTTACAAAGATTGGTACACTTGGTAAAAAGAACTAAATGAGGAAGTGAAAAATTGCCTGTCACAATTTCATCTCCTTCTTTCTTTTGAATACTAAATTCATTTTCTCCATCACCCATTACAGTACTTCTTGAAGCAAAATGTCCCTTACAACCGAATGTCAAAGAAGATCCAACATTCTTAATTTCAACTGTCTTTGCTCCAAGTAGAGTCATATCGCGACACATCTTTTGAAAATCAAGTGATGGCATGGTAATATGAGTTGAAAATTCAGTATCTGGTAGCTGCATATCTGGTTCATCTCTGTCAAGTAGATTCAACTTATAGCGTGTTACTTGCTTACGTTCTCCATCTTCCAGAAGAATTCCTAACGTATTAGGATCATCTTGTTCAACATAAAAAGTAATTGTATCATCATTAGTAGCAGTTCTTACAATACGGTAAAGATGATCTGTATTCACACCAATTATAAACTTTGGAGATTCATGTTCATATGCGTATTTCTCAAACTTATTGGCATACAATCTTAAATGGACAAGAACAGTTCGTGTGTTATCCATAGCAATCATTCGAATACCATCCTTATCAAAAACAAGACTCATTTCAACTAGAATAGATTTAAGAGCCTCTTTCAAAGTTCTAACTGCTCCTGTTTGAACAGTCTTGGCCTCGACGATGTACTTTGGCATTTTTTATTCTAAGGCTCGTTCGTCTAAAGTAGTTTCATTCCGCAATAAAAAAAATGGAGCAAAGCCCCTTTTTGTTTTTTTTAATTATGACTCATATTCATAGTCACAAAGTTTACATCTCCATATCGAGAAACTTATTCTCGCACCGTCCACCATTCTCTCTCCCCAGGCATAAAGCCACAGAGTAGTTGTTTTACTGTCGTTACAATGATCGCACATTTGAAGGTTATATCTCTTTTTCTACTATCATTAATCATTAATTTTTAAAATTCGTTTCGCAGAGTCAAACGCGTTTATGAGTTTACAATGAAAACAATGATAAACACAAATGAGCGAAACAGAGTCAGTAAAAACTCATCTTCGAGAGCATCTATCAGGACTTCTCATCCCCCCTGTTTCTGAAGGGTTTTGGAGCATTTATACATCATCTAAACAGCTTTGTGAAAGCAATGGACAAATTGATCAAATTTTGCGTACTTTTCAAAATATGTTAACTCGTATTCCCGAATGGTCAGATTCTACGTTAACAACTGAGGTAGAAAGAATCATAAAGATTACAAAGTGTAACTATATAGATGATCTTCTAATGGGTGTTTTTATTTCATATATGAAATCATTTGCCTCGTTACATTACCGTGGTTCTTCATCTCAAATTAAAATTGAATTCGAACGTCCCAACTTTACAAAGTTTATTCATGAACTTTATAAGCATTCTGCTCGTAAGATTTGGCAAGTAGCTTATCTATTTAAGACGGTTGGAGTAAGTGCTGAACAACAAGCAAGGAATCGTCAAGATATTGATAAGATTGTTGGGGATTGTATAGAACAGGTAATACGTGCGTTTCTACCGTGGGAGCAAATCGCAAAGAATTATTTTATTGAAACTCCTGTAGATCAATCTGTTCCGCCTTCTGGTAATAAGTCTGTTATGTTCGAAGACCTAGATGACGGTGAATCTTCGGATGAGGAAGAAGAAGAGGAGGAACGTCCTAAGATGGTATTATCGAGTCAAACAGAGTCAATTGAAATAAAGGAGTTTGACGCCCCCAAAGAAGAATCTAAGATAGCAACTGTTGATCCAGAAGTTAATGTTCTCAATGAGCTTGAATCAAAAGTTGGAGATTCGCTCGTTCTAAATATGTAAGTTTTCACTACAAATCAACACAAATGATGCTTGTTATAACTTCGATAGCGGTCGCTTTGGTTGTGTTTATCCTGTATGCTCTTGAGCGCAAATCTAAAGATCAACCTATTAATTGGATTGATGCCGGAAAGCTTACCGTTTTTGGTGGACTTTTATCATCGGGTGTTGTTTTCGCAACAACTGGTGAAATTCCAGATGTAGTAGAAACAGTTACAAAAGTTGACATTCCTGCCGTTCAAGATATGTTTGTAGGAATTCCTACTTTTTAATCAATAACTAACATATCAGTAATTCCAACAAGACTTTCTACACCGTAAATAGGTTTGAGAAACTCAATCTCTCTACGTGGTACAGCACTCTCTCTGGCGTATCTTGCTATTGCCTTATACAAATGAAATCCATGATAACGATCATGACGAGGTTCGCTTTTTCCAAACATAAGTTCAGTTCCATCATCCATCTTAAGCCATCGTATAAAGAAATTAAATAATGTATTCATTTTGTATTCTTCATGTTTAGGTCCTTCTGGGAACAAATCCCAAAACAATGATGTAGCTAAACGAACCAAATCAAATGATGGATTTGGCTTTACACTTTGAAATTTATTGTTATAAAATGGTTCACTATTATATTGTCCACCGGCTTCTTCATTAATAGAAAAATGATCACTCATAAATATTTTTGATTCCTTCATTCCTGAAAGGCGAACTGAAGTAACTCCACGCTCGAAATCAATAATCTTAATTATGTAACCAAATGTAGGAACTTTATAGTATGAACCATTACAATTATAATATAGAAACTCTTGTGGTGTTGCTATATACATAACATTATTTGAATGAAGATCGTTATGTGTCAACCCAAAATTACGCTGAGCAAACGCAAGTGCGAACATAACTTGAGAAATCCATGCCAAATGTTTTTCAGTTTGTGGATTTTCAGTAATTAATTTGAACAATGTACCTTCACATTTTTCCATAACAGTTGTTTGAACTGGAACGTTTGAAAATGTTGCCCAAGCAAATGGTTCATCATCCTCATCATCATCTTCAATAGAACCAGTCTCGTCTTCATCACAATCACACGATTCTACATTAAAAATATACGATGTAGAAACCGATGATGAATCGCTCATCGTTTGATCTTCATCTGAATCTTCTATTAGCTGTTGAATATCTGCTAATTTAGTTTCATCATTATGTTCTGCGTCGATATCCTGTATGTCATCAAGTTCAATAGCTTCTCCTAAAGTTAGATGAGGACGAGATGTACGAGTATGTTGAAATTCAATTGAGTCTCTAACATTGTCTGATAATTTTAATTCAAATGTTTTACCTATATTTGATCCAAACCAAGAATGATCAGCTAAGTCTTCGTAATCATCTGAAATATTAATAGTATGATTTTTTGAAAGTCCACTAAATACTCCATAAACTTTAGGAAAATGTTGGCATTTTGATTGAGATAACACACTTGCTATTAAGCTTCCAACGTAGGCAGCATTATGATGAGATTGAATTTTTGATGAAACTTCTGTAGACTGTTCGCTTGAAGAAGGAAGTCCGATTGTAGTTCCATATTCACCCTGCATCCATTTGAATGGGCTTAGAATCATAGTAGTTTTACAATGAACAGCTCTCTTTTCAAACTTTGAAGTATAGATTAATTCAGGAGATAATATATTGCTTACCTCTTCATCAAGTCTTATACCATAATCTCCTATCAATTCAAGATCATTTGTCTTAAAAAGAACCTCAAGTGATGGAAAAAATGGTTGAATCGAATCTATATTCCAATGTGTAACAGCACTTGATCTAATATTTGAAAGAGACCACTTATGAAGAGAAAGAGGAATTGATGACGACTTTAATTCTGTCTGTTTCCGCTTCAGCATATTATTATTTCATGTACAAATCAAAAGCAAAAACTTCACGCAGTATAATTAATATGAACTTTAACATTAAGAAATTTAACATCGAGATGTTAAAAGATCGGTGTGAAATCGATTCTAGAAAATCACCAATGATTGTTGTTATTGGAAAAAAGGATACTGGAAAGTCTTTCTTAGTTCGTGATATTCTCTATCATACCCAAGATGCCTTTCCAATTGGAACTGTTATTTCTGGTACTGAGGTCGCCAATGAGTTTTTTCAACATATGGTTCCTTCCAAATTGATTCATGACAAGTATAAACCAGAAATAGTAATGAATATGATCAAAAGACAATTAAGTGTAAAAACATCACGTAATCAAGATAAAGGAAGAACTGGTAATTCTTCAATTGATCCTCGTGCGTTTCTAATTTTAGATGACTGTTTGTATGATGCTACTTGGATCAAAGAAGAATCTACTCGTTATGTATTTATGAACGGTCGTCATATTGATTTAATGACCATTATTACTATGCAATATCCTTTGGGTATTACACCTAATTTGCGTACAAACGTTGATTTTGTATTTATTCTTCGTGAAAGTATAGTTAACAATCGCAGACGTATTTACGATAACTACGCAGGAATGTTTCCTACATTTGACATGTTTTGCCAATTTATGGATCAATGTACTGAGAATTTTGAAGGACTTGTAATCTGCAACGGTGTCCAGTCGAACCGCCTTGAAGATCAAGTGTTTTGGTATAAAGCTTCTGATCATCCACCCTTTAAAATGTGTGATGATTCACTGTGGAATGATAATAAACCATTCTCTAGTACCATGTTAGCATCAGATGATTATAATGCTGAATCGATGCAGAAAAAGAATAAAGGTCCGTGGGTTCATGTTAAAAAGACTACTTAACACTATTTATAGATCACGAATAGCTCCTTCTGTTGGGTGAACAGGACGAGAAATAGCATCAGATAACTCATCTGCGTCTACAAGACCTGCCTCTTTTTTAGCTTCCTCTAGCGCCTTTCTACGACGTTCTTCGTTCTCTTTCTTTTGCTTCTCAATTTTTTGAGTCTTCTCTTCCTCAAAGAAAATTTCACGATTCACTTCATTTTCCTTGTACTTTCTCATCATCTCATTGAGCTCCTTCTCAGCATATTCAACTTCAGGCATTAAATGTTCAGATGGATCCCAAGGTAACCAGCAACCAACCTTTCCAACATACAAGCTGTCCTTTGGATAACGACGTTGTAGAACCTTAGCATATTGCTGGCATTCTTCAAGGTTCGCAAATGTACGACGAACTTTTACACCACGAACATTTGTTCGAAAGTTAACCTTCTCGGTAAATTCAGTTTCAAGTTCCTTCTCTTGCTTGAGCAAAAAAACTTGATATTGTTCGTGAACATCAGTTTTCTTTACTTCGTCATTATGGACCTTAGTAAATTCAGCCATATCAGCAAATAAATCTTCAATTTTTAATGAATACTTCTTTGCGATAAATGCCATTAGATGCTCCATACCCTTCACCTTCCAATCATAGTCCATCCATTCAACAAACTTTTCGTTAATAAATTCATTCTTCTGCTTAATGATCTTCTCGGGGCTTAAGAATGAAATTACACAATACCGTTGCGTCGGAATCTCAGGATCTTCATCGAGATAATCAATCACAGATCCATCATCTTCAGTCTTAGGAAGTGTTTCGGCTGGCATTTGTTTATATTAGGCAATCAAGTATGAAAATAGTTTTTTAACGATGGCGACGACGACCACCTTCTTCACTTTTTACAAATGGATTAGGTCCTCGTTCAGGGCGTGGACCAGTGTTTCCGGGTAATATCTGTTTCCTTATATTTTCTACAACAGGAGCGGGTGCTATTTTAAGTCTGCGCGCTAGAACATCAGAACATTGAAATTGAACAATTAAAAATAGACGAACGAAAAAGTTCAAAGTAGTAACAACATACATCCAATCGTAGGATTGCCATACTTCACCCTTTGTGGTAGCTGGTGTCAATTGTACAGCAAATACAGAGAAAAAGATATCCAAAGCTATTCCTAAAATAAGAACAAATGTTCCAATTATCTTAAAAACATCACCGTGTTTATCATAACGAATTGCGTAAATATAATAAAGAAGATAAAGTGTTAACAAAATATTCATAATTGTTCCTCCTACAACAAATCCAGCATCTACTTCACGTCCAGCTCTTCCGGTACTATCACTAAGATTTGCCTGTTGAGCTGTGTAAGCTCCATACATTTGCATCATATACGTAGCAACCGCCCATACAAGAGCAACTGTTGTTATTACTGTCTGCTGGATACTCATTTGTTATTATATTGAACTTTTATATTTGGAACGCATTTTCCAATACCAAGTGTTTGTTGCATCATAATAGGAGCTTTACACCCTGAACAAGGGCATTTTTGATGTTCATGACCAAGAATATGCCCGACCTCGTGAGATACCATGTATTGACGATAATTTTCAATTCCTTGACCACTTTTTATAGAACCACGAAACCATCTGTCTGCGTTTAGATATATATTATGACCACCAAGTTCAGCACAAGATAAATTAGACGGCAGATCACATAGTTTAGTAACTGTTCTTGGAGATGCTAAACGAATAAGAATCTCTTCTTTTTCAGTGACAGGTTCAAAAAAATATCCATGCTTTGCCCATCCATCGGGATCATTTAAATAAGCTGTAATGGCAAGCGAGATTGCCTCTGGATCTCTAATAAAAAATTTCTTCTTTACATCTTCGTCTATAACGATGCGAAATGTTTTACGCATATCTACTTTAGAGGAATATTTTCTCTTGTAAACTCTATAAAATGCCTGAAGCAACAAAGCCAACAGCAGGATATATGGGTATTGATATGGGGGATCTTCTAACTCGCGTTGTAAAATATGTACTAGAAGGTCTAGCTGTAGCTATTGCCGCGTTCATGTTACCTGGAAAAGTCATGAAGCTTTCTGAAATTGGAATGATCGCATTGGTCGCAGTAGCTACATTTGCTATTCTTGACGTTTATGCTCCAAGTGTAGGAGCATCAGCACGAACTGGTTCTGGTTTTGGAATCGGTGCTCATTTGGTTGGATTCCCATAAACCATTTTCTCTAAATTGTAGTTATTAACTAAATGATTCTAAAGAAGAAAATACCAAAAGCGTTGAGAGAACAAGTTTGGATTGTCCACGCTGGAAAAGTATTTGAATGTAAATGTTTGACAGATTGGTGTAACAATACTATGACTGTATTCGATTTTCAATGTGGTCATAATGTTCCTGAGTCAAAGAAAGGTAAAACTGATATTTCAAATTTAGTTCCTATTTGTTCAAGATGTAATTTATCAATGAGTAATCAATTCACTTTCACAGAATGGTGTAAGCAAAGTAAGGCTACACCACTAGAAACGCCAGCTACATGGACAAAAATAGTGTCCAAATTTTTCGGTATAACGGGAAGTGGTACAAAATCAACCCAAAACCCTACGAGCCGACTACCCAAACATTCAAAATTGCGTACGATCTTGCCAGAGCTCCAGAAAAGAGCCCGGAAGAAGTCTATAGAATCTACTACGAAGAAAGGCGAAAAGAAATGAAAGTTTTATATCCGTCATTTCTTAAGGATGTGGACTGAAGCATTGATCGCATTAATTATAGCAGCATCTATTGTTGGAATTTATTGGTTGATAAGAGGGTATCCTCCTGGTGTCTCTACTTATCAAATGCCTCCACTTATGCCAAATGGTATTGATCCAGGACAGGCAAAATTTATGTTCTTTTATACACCATGGTGTCCTTACTGTAAAACAGCTCAACCTACATGGGCATCATTAAAAGAAACATTAAAGAATACACCTTCAACATATGGAGGTCATACAGTTGTATTTGAAGAAATCAATTGCGATTCAGATAAAGGAAAAAGTGCTCTTTACAAGATAGAGGCATATCCAACTTTCAAATTAGAAACAGATAATAAATTATATAATTTTAAAGGAAAACCATCGGTTGATGGACTTGATAAATTCTTAATACAAGTTCTTGGACAAAAGAAACCGGTGTAATCTGCTAGATGTGTGTTTAAAAATATCGGCTATATCCATCTTTTCTAAATCAGACGTTGATGTTAATAGTGGATAAATTAATGGTAACGTACAGGGTGATTTTTTAGTACGCCCATCTGCTTGTCGAGTAGCAATTGATAGTAAATCATAAGCGAAATCAAATGGTGAAATTGAATCAATCGTTTCAGCTGTAATTCTAATAGCTCGCGGTCGAGGCAATGTTAATATCAATGTATCATCTGAAGTAGGAACAACTCCACAAATATTAGGACTAAAAAAGTCACCATCTACATAGACTTGATTGTAAAGAACTTGAGGCTTAAATACTCCTGGTACACAACATGAGCATTTAATAGCTTCCAATAAAGGAACATTTTTCGAAAAAATAGTAGGTTTTCCCTTAGTAACATTTGATGCCACAATAAATAAAGGCATCTTTGCGTCACCAATTAGTTTATTTCGAATATCTAATCCTGCTTCATCAAATACTTCACATATAGTTTTTTCTAAATAATTCATCGAAAATAAACCTTTTTTTGAAAGACATGATGCGATATCATAGAGTCCAATTGATGGAATAAATTTTTTAGTAGATAAATGTTTTTTAGTTAATTCGGGAAGTTTTTCAATAGGAAGACCGAACGCAATATACGTTCCAATAATAGATCCGATTGAAGACCCATACACACCCTTCGGAAAATCAAGAGGTTGATGTTTTGATAATTCTTGTAAAGCTCCGACATGTAGAATACCTTTTATTCCACCTCCGCTAAGACCGAGCCGAGTAAAATGCCTATGCATTTTTATATAAGTAGAAGTAGAATGCTGAGAGCAACAGACGTACTACAGGAACAACAGCAACGGAGAGATAACAGAATGGCTGCTATGACTCCTGTGATCGCTCAAATTCAGGCAAAAATAAGGCAACAGGCGATTCATAATACAAACGCTCCGTACATTTTGTATGACGTTCCTACTTACGTTTTTGGGTATCCTCTTTTTTCTTTAAAAGAAGCTCTTGAATATTTGGTTGGTGAATTCTCTAAAGCTGGTTATTGGGTATGGGTTGTAGAATCAAAATATTTGTTTATTTCTTGGGTGAAAGCTGTAAAGAGTAGAGATGGTGGAAAACCAATTTTAACTACAAATTATCGTCCTCAAGTGTACGACCCATCTTCCATAGTATTTCTCCCAGATGAAAGATAAGGATGAAGTCAATGCGAATGTCTTATAGTGAAATGGCTCGCGTTACTATAAACGCATCATTATTAGCTATATTTTATACACTATTAGGTGTTTTTGTTTCGTTTGTTCTGTATTATATATTTGACGAATATGACGACAATTGGAAAAAACGTTCAATTGGATTTCAACTTGCTGACGTTTCACTTGAAATTTCTATATTGTCACTTGTTGCCTTTTGGAGCGCACATCTAATTGAATTATCTCCTCCTGTTTTTCATGTAAGAAAAGAGCTTGATTTATTGGTCGATGGATATATTTCAGGAATTTTTTATGTTTTTGCTGTATTTGTTTTTATGAATGATTTAACTGAAAAATTAAAGTTTATATTTGATACTTCATTTGGAGATCATTTTACAAAGATATTTCCACAACATGGTTCTATTATAGATTTATCATTATCTTATACTCCTCCGCGTAAAACGAATGAAACTAAAACTGTGGAATAGAAACACCATGGATTGTAATCACTCATTAGTTGTTGATGAAGGTCAACATGTATGTCAAAATTGCGGAACTGTATTTGATCAATTAATTGACGAAGGTGCTGAATGGAGAAATTATGAAGATGTAAAAGGCGAAGATCAGTGTCGAACGGGTTTTACAACCTCTGAACTTTTGCCAGAATCTTCATATGGATCAATAGTTTCATTTAAAGGAATTTCATCAAGCAATGTTTCTATGAAAGCAGTACAACGTTTATCTTCGTGGTCTTTATCTTCGAATAGTGAACGTTCGTGGATGGGAATCTTTGATAACATTCAGCTTTGTGGAAATAAAGTAGGACTTCCTAAATCAATTATATTCGACGCATGTTCACTGTACAAGGGATTAGAAGAAGCACAGAAAGTAAGAGGTGAAACGAGACGTGCTCTTATGGGAGCAGCTTTATTTGTATCATGTCGTAATCATCAAGCACCAAGAAGTCATGAAGAAATCGCAAATTTATTTAATGTAAATATTCGAAGTTTATGTAAGGCAGTTACACATTTTATTCAAACTGAAAATACTGTATTAGATACTCAAATTGGTATAGCAGAAAGATTGTGTAGTAATCTTCACTTAAACGATGAACAACGTGAACGAATTATGGATCTACTTTATGAAATTTCTACCAGATCTGAAGATGAATTTGAAAATACACCAAAAACAATTGTTGCTGGTGTAGTTGCTCATATTATGGGTTTAAAAACAAAAACAGGTGTAAAACCTGTATCAGATGCTTCAGGAGTTTCATGCCTATCGATTCACAAGCTTGTTCAAAAACTTAACTAGTTGTTACGCATATTTCACCTGTAGTTGGATTATAATATAGTTGCTTAAATCCAGCATTTGTTAAATTAGTAGTTGTATCGCCACGAATAGGTTTAATAATACATGTACTAGCAGTTGCATTTGGTAAAAATGAACCGGTTGCGTTAATAATAATAGAATTTGCAGCTTGAGGGGCACTAGTAGAAGCGACAACATCATTTGTACCTGCGTATCTACCAATAGCTATTGAACTAGCACCTTGTGAGTTAATAGCAGTATCAAAGCCGATAGCCACTGCGTCAGTACCTTGAGATAGTTGACAACTCCCTGCTCCAATGGCTACAGATCTATTTCCTTGTGATGAACCTCCCGTACCAACACCAATAGCTACCGCATAATCTAATTGTGATGTTTTACCGGCATTAGCACCAATAGCTACACAAAAATTACCTTGCGATGTTTGACCAGATCCTTCACCAATAGCTATTTCACCACCTTGTAAATTTGATTTTACAGAAATATATGGGTTGGTAATTTGACTACCATTTGAATAGACATTTCCGGTTAAATATAAATTATCAACATTTATTAAGTCACTTTTTACAACATAACCTGTTGCCCCATCACTTACAATTTTTGGTGAAATCATATGTTGGAGTATATTTTGCGTGTCACTCCCAGAAAATGGATCATTGCCAGGCCCAGTGCTCATTTGTTAATATACATATGAAACCGTTTAATTCCTTTTCGCGACACTATATCATGGAGCCTCTATTCGACCCCTATACTGTAAGCTTAGGTGAACGTTATACTTTGTTCCCTATTTCCGCTAATGAACAAGATTTATATAAAATGTATAAAAAACAAGTAGCTTCTTTCTGGACAGCAGAAGAGATTGATTTCAGCAAAGATAAGGAGGATTGGGAGAAGCTAACAGAAAATGAACGATATTTTATTAAACACATTTTAGCATTCTTTGCCGGTTCAGATGGAGTTGTTCAGGAGAATTTAGCAACACGATTTCAAAAAGAAGTTCAATCTCCAGTAGCAAGATTATTTTATGGAATGCAGAATGCGATGGAAGGAATTCATTCTGAAACCTATTCGTTACTGATTGATCAATATGTTAAAGATAAAGATGAACAAATGAAGTATTTCAGAGCTATTGACGAAATTCCAGCTATTCGAAAGAAGGCACAGTGGGCTATTAAATGGATTGAGTCACCTACAGATTATGCTACAAGATTGGTTGGATTTGCCTGTGTAGAAGGTATCTTCTTTAGCGGTTCATTCTGTGCTATTTATTGGCTAAAGAAACGTGGATTATTACCTGGATTAACATTTTCAAATGAACTCATTTCTCGAGATGAAGGTCTTCATACCCAATTTGCGATAGCTATGTATCACAAACTTCAAAATAAATTATCATCCGAAGACATTGTTACTATTATCAAAGATGCGGTTGAAGCTGAAACTGAATTTATTACTGAAGCACTTCCATGTTCACTCATTGGAATGAACGCAAAAGATATGACACAATATATTCAATTTGTAGCGGATAGATTGGCTGTACAGCTTGGATGTCCTAAAATTTATAAAGCATCCAATCCGTTTGATTTTATGGATTTGATTTCGCTTGAAGGAAAGACGAATTTCTTTGAGAAGAAAGTTAGTGAGTATTCTAAGCCTGGTGTTGGAATGAGCTCACGTGATATGGAAATTCGATGTGATGAAGAGTTTTAGATTATAATCTAAAAATGTTTCAAAATTAACCGTTAATTCTAAGGAAATGAGTGGAACGCAATTCTTAGAACTCGTGAAATAGAACTTGAAGAGGTTGGCATTAGATAAATAGTTGTGTTTGGCGCTAGTACTATGAAACCTGCACCATACGTAGTCACAGCATCTGTAATAGCAGTTTCAGGAATAGTTGATGCTGTAACTCCTAGGACTTGGTTTATGCCACTACCAACGGTAAATGTATACTGTCTAGTATCACCTGATCCATTACTAAAACTTAGTGGTCTTAAAGTATAATAATTTCCACCTTCACCGAGAATATTTATATTAAAACTCTGGTTTGTTTGATTAATACTTAAAATAGGTGGAGAGTTATTAGATATTTGAATACTAGCTGTTTGTCCTAGGGAACCTTTTGGCATTAAGTATAATTTTTGTCCAGCTGTTAATGATACTGTGTTTCCATTAGTGAAATAATTTGGTGTTTGACTTGCAGAATCTGTAATAAATCTTGTTTGAGTACTTGTAGATAGAACATTATATAGAGTTTCAACACCACTAAGATATATCACATATTGACCTGTAGTCGAAGCTGTAAAAACTGATCGGAAATTTGTAGTATGAAACCAAGCTTCACCAACTTTATCGCATTCAAAATCATATTGTGTATTAACTAAAATAGTTTCACTTCCAAAAGGAGCAGGAGGAGGAATATAAATTGGTATAAGTTTATTTGACTTAAGTACGTTAACATCAAAGTGAGAATTAAATCCAGGAACAAATCCGTAACTTGATAATCCAACAGGACCACGAAACTTTAAAGGGCTTTCAGAACCACTGGCTGTTTGGGCAGCCTGAAGTCTTTTAATTTGAGTGTACTGAGACGCGTCCGGCATTCTTCTTTACGTTTAAACAAAGAAGGTTTCTTCACTACAATTCATAAATAATTAAACTTTTACTCCCAATCATATGTGGTACCAGTTCCATTAAAGTTAACAGTTCCATTATTCACAAATATACTAGGGTTGGAGGTATAACTGAGATACCCTTGAAGATAGGAATTATTATTAACATTTATTGTGCCATTATTTGTAAAAGTAGAACCGGGACCGTTAGTAATACTGTTGTTTGAAACTCCGTTACCAATATTTATTGTACCATTATTTGTAAGAATACAATTAATAGATGTACCTAAACCAGCGTATCCACCATCGCTACCAGTTGTACCAATATTTATTGTACCATCATTTATTATAGTATCATTATTTTGAGCTCTTACCTGACCATTTAATAAAATTAATATTATATTTTTATTTTCAAGTCTTTTATCTACAGCAAAATATCCACTACTTGTTATTCTACCATTATTTGTAATTGTGCCTCCTGGATTAAAATAACGAGTACCTACATTAACAATAAAAGTACCATTAATAATAATAGTACCCTGATCAACAATATCGTCAGTATAAGTAAGATTATAAGTACCATTGATAGTAAGTGTAAGATGTAATGGAACAAATAAATTTTGATCTACAGTTAAAAATTCATTTGATTGAATGGTGGTATTACCATTTAATACATATGTACCGGAACCATTGTCAGTAGCAATATCTGTTATGTTAAGTATACGTATACTTATAGGAATGCTCCTAGGGATTTTAGAAAGTGACGATAAGAATTTTACTAAACTATTTATTTTTATAGTTGGTTGATACGAGTTAGTATATACCTTTTGATTTCCATCACGAACAAGTGATGCCATAGCAGTTATCTTTTTTTGTCTTGTAAATGCAGACGCGTCCGGCGTTGGCATTATTTACGTTTAAACAAAGAAGGTTTCTTCACTACAATTCATAAATGGACTTTATTAACGCCGCAGTTGTTGTTCTTGCGTCTATGATTTTTGTACTCTCGGGTATGATGGGATATTTATTCTGGCAACAAAATCGTCTTCTTCAGCATGTTCAGGGTCTTGCGATGGCAGTTTCAACCGCATTGACCCCTCCTCAACCCGTTGAACCTGTAATTGAAGAAGCACCCGTCGAAGAAGAAGAGGATGATCGTGTTTCTGTAGATGAAGATGATGTTGAAGTAGTAGAAGGACCTCCTCCAGCTAAGACTGAATCAGAGAAGGTTGATATTGACGATATACAAGATAAAACAGTTAAACAGTTACAAGAAATCCTATCAAAGAAAGGTATTCCATATGGAAAGCGAGATTCTAAATCAGTTCTTCTTCAGTTACTAAAAGCTACCGCTTAAGAATAATGAGGATTCAAAATAAATTTTTGGATACATTAGCAGGTAGCCATAAAACAATACTTTGCTTTGATTGTGAGTTTTGGAGAATCTATGGTAATAAAGGATATCATGGAATTCCAAATACAGATGAATTCTTTATGCCTCGAGAAGTAGGTGGCTTTTACTTAACAAAAAATACAGATGGAACATGGGAGTATCATAAACATTTTTTTGTAACATTATCGCCTCCTGATTTAGATGTTTCATTTATATCTTCTATATTTGCGACAGTTAATCAAAAAACAGCAGAAGAATTGGATATAATTCAAGCTTCGTTAGTCATGCCATGGAGTTCTGCTTATAAACGCACGTTGCCTGAAGAACAACATGCTATTCTTGAAGAAGGAATTAATTCATATTTGAATGATCCAAATATAAAGAAACATCATAAAACAAAGAATTGGTATAATAAGTTTTTAGAAATATATTCTAATTCGTTAATTATTGTCAAAGGTAAAAGTGACATAGAAGCAGTTGAAAACGCATGTAGATATAATAATATTACATATAAAGAACCTCTTGGTATTTTTGATATAGCATCTTGGAATAAAAAGAGTCATGAAAAATGTGGAACTGCTAAATTAGAAGGTACTTATACATGTATAGTAAATGAAATTCCTGATGAAACTGGTAAAAAAAGACATCTACGCGAGATTCTTCCATTAGGTGAAGCTCACGATCCATCATCGGATGCTGCTATGACCTTTTTAGTTGCTCTTTACATCACATCAGTTAATCGAATGTGAAAATTATCTGTTATTGAAATACCTTTAGGTCTAAAACCATACTCTTTCCATGTATTATATAGTATAGGATTGTTATACATCATTAATGTGATAGAATGTTTTACCATATCCACATTAACATTGACAATATCTCCATCAAATTCTTCATAAATTTCACGTTTAATGGCTTCTCCAAGAATTTCTTGAGTGTATACATTTATATTCGCAATTGCGCGTGTTCCATTTTTTAAGCTATTGCTTATAAGAACCTCAAAACTGTAAGTTCTTGTAAGAAACATTTTTTTAACTTATGAATGAAATAACAAAAAATTATTCGTTTTTATAAATTAACACTCTTTACCATTTTCATCGTAATCGATTCTACCGACTTCTTTGAAAATTACAGCCCAATCACTAAAATATTTTAATGTTTTTAGATTTGGAAATGTCCAAACATCTTCAAATCTTATAAGATTCTCATCGTCTTCTGCATCAACCTTAAGTGTTCCATATCTAGACTTGATATCCATTGAAAGACTAAATGTCATTGTATCAAATTCTGCTGCCTTAAGCATTTCATTTATAGTTTGTTGAATTCCCGCAACTTGTTCTTTTGTTAAATATCGCAAATCTACAAGTTTACCTTGAAGATAAATGATAACATCATAATCAATTGAAGAACCGTTGCAAATCATTTTGTTTGATAAAAATAAGAAAAAATTAAAAAGAATCCGTTTTTAATTATTCATCAACATCTATCGAATTAAATGCTATTGCCGTTTCTACAGACAATTTTTTAAGATCTTCAATTAAAACTTTTTCTGAAACTTTCAGACTTTTGTGAGCTTTATATCCATCTCTGAAAATTTGAAGAAACATTCTTATATGCGGCTTAAATGTATCTCTGTCATCAGGCCACAATAAATATGCGAGTCTCAAACAACCTTCTATAATACGTTCATCAGACACATAATCTCCTAAATATTCTAAATCTCTTTCTGCGAATTCATATCCGCGTGTAAAATATTCACTTAAATCACCTGTTTCAATAAACATAGGTTCTGACATTTTACTTTGAGATTCAATTTTATCCTTTAAATACAATCCGTTTTAACAAGTAATGAAGTTAGTTTCATTTGATGTGGGACTTCGTAATTTAGCTTTTTGCGTACTTGAAGGTACTACTAGAAGAGATGTAACAATTGTACATTGGGATTTAATTGATGTAATGGCAGAATCAGCAGGACACGATGGGGCAAAATGTTTCAAATGTAAAAAACCAGCTAATTGGATGAAACATGACGGTTCTGCGTATTGTTGTAAACTTCATAGACCTAAAGGAGCAGGTAAGCCACCGACTAAAACATCGTTAAATAAGAAAACACTTGACGAACTAAAAGTTGAAGGAACACAGCATTCATTAACTGGAACTACTAAAAAGGAATTAGTTGAAAAATTGTATAACTTTTATTGCGCAAATGTTTGGAAACGTTGTGTTAAATCGGCAAAACAGATATCGGTAGTTGATTTAGCTGATCCAATTGCGAAATGTTTAGAATCTCGTCGTGATTTGTGGGAAGGAGCTGATTTAATTTGTTTCGAACAACAACCGGATAAACGTATGTTATGTGTTCAAGCTATGTTACATATGTGGTACGTCTGTCAAGGTTATAAATGTAAAGGTGTATCGGCAGTTCATAAATTAACAAATATGGTAACTGTTCAAGATTCAACTAAGACATATAAAGGTCGCAAAAGTACTGGAATTATTCATGCTAAAGAGCTTGTACCAACACAAGAATTGAAAGAATATATGATGAAACATCCTAAAAGAGACGATCTTGCGGATTCCTTTTTACAGGGATTATGGGTATTAGAAAATAATAAATGAAAAAAATTTTTATTTGGGCAGAAAACTCTTGGGCTGTTGGAAAAATTCACCATAATTTAGAAAGATATTTATCTGATGAATTTGAATTTATATACTGTGATTGGGGAAGTTGGAGTGAACTAGGAAGACTTTATAACCATTATGAAACATGTGATATTTTTATGGCATGTTATGTTGGACAATATTATTCAGCAGGCCAATTTCCAGACCTAAATATGAAAAAAGCTGTATTTGTATGTCATGGATTTGAAGAAATGCAAGGCGTAACACCTTCACCGCTTGCCACATACGGAATGGTAAGCCGTTCAATAGAACATCTATTTCCTTCAGATATAAAACCATTTTTTACACCTAATTGTGTGGAATTAGATGATTTTAATTATAAAGAACATTCAGGATCAACAAATGTTATTGGTTGGTGTGGAGCTCCTAGAGTTTGGTTCAAACAGTTTCACTGGGCTCGTGACATAGCTAAACAGTTTGGAACTGAATTGCGAGTCAGTTCAAAAACTCCATGTGAAGATCCAAACGATTGGGTACCGTTACAACCTGAAGAAGTAAAAGAATTTTATTCAACTTTAGATATTCTTTTAATTACATCAATTCCAAACGGTCAATCGGAAACAGGACCACTTCCTGCTTTTGAAGCTATAGCGAGCGGTGTTCTAGTTATCGGTACTTCTGTAGGTAATTTTAAAGAAATACCAGGACCTAAGTTTTCTACAATTGAAGAAGCAGTTGCAATTTTGAACGAACTAAAAACTAATCCAGAAAGAGTTAGACAATTAGCAAAAGAACAGTATGATTGTATTGTAGAAAAGTGGAACTATAAAGTTGTTTCTGAAAAATGGAGAGAGATGTTACGTTCTGCTTTGAGGAATGCTGAATCTACTTAATATAATGAAGCCAACGATTCTTATATTCGATCAAGGAGTTGGAGCTGTTCGAAATGTACATAGAGATTTAGAACCATACTTGATAGATGAATTTAATATTATCTATCATGATTGGCATTTTACAGATCATGAATTTTATGAAAAAGAACAAAAAGCTGATTTAGTTATGACAGGATTAGATGCTTATTATTATCTAAAAAATGTATTCCCATTTGAACATTTTAAAAAATATGTATTTGTGTCTCACGGATATCCTGAATTTACACAACCATTGCCGGATGGATTAACGTATGGAATGACGAGTTATGTTATAACTCATCTTTTCCCAAAGAATTCTCCTATTTTTCTTGTAAAAAATGGAGTAAATCATACTAAATTTGATCATGTAGAAAGATCTGGAGAAATTAATACACTTGGTTGGTGTGGACGTTCTTCATTTCCATCTAAACGTTTTTCAATGGCTTCTGAAATATCGGAAAGTACAAAAATACCGCTTTTAGACATTAATGGAATTTATTGGATAGGTCAAGATGAAATTAATCAATGGTATAAAAAGATTGATATTTTATTAGTAACTTCAGGACCAGAAGATTGGTGTGAAACGGGACCATTACCTGCTTTTGAGGCTATAACAACTGGTACTCTAGTAATTGGAACTAAAGTTGGTAATTTTTCTTGTATACCAGGTCCAAAGTTTTCAACTGTCGAAGAAGCAGTTGAAATTTTAAATGATCTTAAACAAAATCCCGAAAAGGTCAAACAAATAGCAAAAGAACAGTATGAGTGTGTTATGAATCATTGGACTTATGAGAAAAACGCTAATCAGTGGAAACTTTTATTTAATAGTGGTTTGGAGAAGGCGCGTTATAGTTTTCAGAACCGACTCGTTTAGATGAAATAAATGGATGTACTAGGAGCAGATTTTTTAACAAACGGTGCTATGACCACTGTTAATTTTGATCTTCCAAAAGAAGCTGTGACATTTGATCTTCCGACTGTAGATCTTGATTCTCCCAAACTCGTTCCTTCAATCGAACATGTTGGATCACTTCGAACAAATGAAGGTCTTGAAAATATGAATGCTGAATCATATTTTCCTTCGAATAACTCGAGAAAGATGTCAGATGAACATCTACTTCGTGAAAAATACGATATGCTTCGTAAATTTAAACGTTTTCAAGCCGCTGGTCTTCCAATGCGTAAGAACTTTACACTTGAATCACCTCTTGAAGAAATGCGAATGGAGCTTGAGTTCATCAAGAAGGAGAAAGATATGGACGCAACCATCAAACAGTTCTGTGACTGGTTTATCACAGGAATGTCTGCTATGGAATGGAGCTCTAAAAATGTTCCACTAATTAAAGCGTTTGGTCTTCGTCTTGATGGTCTTTCCGAATCAGCTCAGATGAATGTAGTTGATATGGAAGAAGATTTCGAGGAATTATATGATATGTATGGCGAATCGATTAAAATGCATCCACTTGTTCGTATTCCAATTCGTACATGTATGATGGTCTATATGGTTCATTTAACGAATCAAATGACTTTGAAAGCACCTATTCCCAATATCGATGAAGTTCTCAGAACAAATCCTGATATTGCCCGTCAATTAGCTAGCGCAGCTATGCAACAACAAACGCAAACTATGAGAAGTGGTGGAGCGCCACCTACAACATCAAATCCTCTAGCAGGTCTAGCTAACTTTATGAGCGGAATGGTACCACCGCCTCCTCAACAGACAAATGTACGTCCTCAAGTTCCTGCTTCAATTAAGTCACCTGTAAAGATACCTCAACAACGTCCTAATCCTACACCACAAATAGCTCGTGTTGCTCCTCCACCGGCTCCTGTTCGAGAAATGAAAGGACCTGAAGTAAACATTGATGATCTTCTTAGAAGCGTTAATGCCAGTGTTGAAACTAAGAA